GTATCATCATTTGTTTAAACCTTTGACAATTTCAGAAGAAGATTTGACCCAAATTAAAGACAAGTTTTATTCACCGGCTGAAATTATTAATATTTATATGAATGAGGAGCAGAATTCAGAGCGGTTTATAAAACGACTACAAATGAATGAGCATGTATAAATCTTTTTTCACAAAGTTATGAAATAAAAATAAATAATTTTAAAAAAAGAACCCTTTCTTCTTCTTTGTTTTCGTCTTTTTCTTCAAAATATGCGGTCTTTTAGATTTATTTTTGGGGCTGCTATCTTTTGCTTCGCTTATATCATCTTTTTTACCATCTGTTGGCCTATAACGCAAAAACCACGATTCATATTCAGGAGTTTTCTTCTTATCTTTTAACTCCTTGAATTTCTCTGCCTTCTCAGCTCGCATTTCTTCAATTGTTTCCTGGTGACCCATACAGTTTATTGAAAATCTCCGTAAAACACCTTTTTGCGCCAAACGGTTTTTTTCTTGGACTTCAAATAAATACTTTGACATACACATAATACGATTCTTATCATAATAGGGTCTATTCGCATATAAAAATGCTAAATAAAAGCTTAACATTGTATCAATTGTCGCAACTTTAACATCATACCCCGACTCCTTAATTATGTTATAACTATGGCACGCAAGAGGTTCATAAATAAAAGCAATAGTATCTTTACCTACACATATTTCATAATGTGGAGCAATAATTTCGCCAATGGATGGTCTCTTAATAATTTTCACATGCTTTACATTAATATCGTTTAGCCTCTCTTTAATAATCTGTGCTGTTACGGTAGGTTCCTCAGATAGAACATCAAAATCTGGTATTTTAAGTAATTGTCGGCGCAAATGTTGGGGCATATGCTGCGCATAAATTGAGAGCGCATAGCCGCCAAAAAACACAACACCTTGGTCAACTAATGTTTGTTGAACAGTGTCATAAATTTTATCAACATTTACATCGTCACCCATTTTTCGTTGAAAATCAATATGATTACATTGGTTTGCGTTTAAAGGATAATGTTTATTCAACAGTGTTAAACGTTTCAAAACTTTCTCCCAACGTGATACATCTCCGGCAGGACGTGATAACTCTAAATACATACCCATGCGAAGCAAATTTGCGGGGGCGTAAAATATGCCATAAATCTTGATTGCCTCTTTTTTAATAGCATTAAATAACTCCTTGGGTATCAATGTAATATCAGCAACAGGAATAAAATTAACAAACACTTTAAATGTGCCAAAATGTTGACCTGATTTTGCTTCAACTTCAACAAACCCTTCTTTTACATAAATATCTGTTAATTCCTTTGCGTCATTTAAAGCATCATCACTGTAAAAATCGTAGTCAGGTATTTCTATATCTTTATTATAGAATTGGTCTTGCTTTGGCAAAATATTATTTATTGCTGTACCGCCGTAACAAATTAATTTCTTTTGTCTTATAAAATTTTCTACAATTGTAATAATTTGTTTGATTTCAGGTGAATTTGCCGTTTTGCGGCCCTGACGTTCTTCGGCTTTGTCTACAGCTGTGCGGAGAATTGCTAATTCACAATCCTCAAATTTCATATTCTTATCACATATTTCCTTTTTCATTATATATTTCTTAATATATAATGATAATAAATATTTTTTCTTTTTAATTATTGATTATTGATTATTGATTTTGTTAAATATTAAAACTATAATAGTCTGACTTGACCGTTCTTGTATCATAGAGAAGTTTGGGGTCTTGTTCTGGTGGAGCGTCTATTGTAACTGGAATAAATCTGAGCTTAATTGGTTTCAAAACAAACGCACTATTATTTTCATTAAAGAATATGTCATTTTCCTCCACATTTGCTTCTATATTTTGATATCTCATAGCAAGCATTTGACAACCCATTTCTCGCATTACAACAGAACTTGGATTAGACGGATTAGCTCCCTTATTTGGAATACCAATAGTCATACATAATTTATTATATTCAATAAGTTCTGTAATATCTGAACCGTGTTGTAATTCATCATATGTTAGTTCTCTCATAAAGATAGAGTTACTAGTCATATTTACATATTCATAAAACTCTTTACATTCCAAGAATGAAATGTTACTTCTATCCACAATAATAGAAATTTTTCCCATTAGTTCCAATAATGGTGTCGCACCAAAATTGGTAACCAATTTGCGCTTTGAATTCTCGTAACTATACGACTTACTCATTAATAAGTCATTATATTGTTCCAAAATCTTTGCAAAATTCTTGTACATCTTTTGATTTTCACTCTTTATGCGTAAATGAAAAATAATTGGGTCTCCTGGATTAGGTGCTCCCGAAGACGAAAACGCATTATCTGTGATAGTCTTCATTATATCGCTAAATTTAATATAATTAAATGTTTCTTTTACACAGTAATTATCTGCTGTACTAGTTGCAACTACTGGCTCATCATCAATAGAATAAATTTCAAAATCAAGCCCTCTTACACCTTGCTTTAATAAATCCTTTAACGTACACATTGTTACATAATCATTTTTATAATTACCACCACTACAGCAATTATATGCTGATTTTATATAATAATCTCTTAAATTGTGTTTAAAATCCTGCTTTGTTTGCTTTATAGATAAAATATTAGTATTTAAATCTCCATATACCGTATCCATTAATTTACATTCTCTTGTAACCATATTATTGGCCATATTTACATATATAGTAATACCGACTATTAGTCCAAGTACACCGCCAATTATAGCACCTTTTTTGTCCATTATTGCCTGTCCTAAAACACTAAACATAACTGTTAATATAATTATTATTGCTATACCTCCCAAATTACCCGTGCCAGTATAATAGAAATAATATAACAGTCCAATTACAATTATTGAAAATGTAAGCATTGTTAATAATGTAATTGCCGTAGCTTCTTGCATATTTTTTAATTCATCTAAAATATTAACCACATTCTTTTTTACTTCGTCTGCTGTTGAATTTATTGAAGTTGTTGAATTATTGTTTGATGCCATCTTTTCTTTTATATAATATTGTATAAATATTTTTAACAAATAATGTTTTAACAAATATTATTAGTTAAAAAAATAATATGTTAGTATTATAACAATTAAATATGCCTGGAGGTCTTATGAATCTTGTATCTGTTGGACAGCAAAATATTATTCTAAATGGTAACCCATCTAAAACATTTTTTAAATCTACTTATGCCCAGTACACAAATTTTGGTCTACAAAAATTCCGTGTTGACTTTGAAGGCTCTAAAACACTGCGACTTCAAGAAGAATCAACTTTTACATTTAAAATCCCTAGATATGCTGACTTGCTTATGGATTGCTACTTATCAGTTGCGCTACCAAGCATTTGGAGTCCAATTTTGCCACCACAAGCCGATGCTACAACACAACAATGGGCTCCATATGAATTCAAGTGGATTGAGAATTTAGGAGCTAAAATGATTTCAAAAATAAGTATTACATGTGGTAACTATACGCTACAAGAATACAGTGGCGATTATTTATTATCAGCAGTTCAACGTGACTTTTCTGGTGTGAAGAAACAGCTATTTGATACAATGTCAGGTAATACGGCTGAATTAAATAACCCTGGTAACTCTGGGTCGCGCGTCAATTCTTATCCAAACGCATTTTATACATCTAATTTAGCTGGACCAGAACCATCAATTCGTGGCAGAATACTATATATTCCATTGAATAATTGGTTCGGCCTTAAGTCACAAATGGCATTTCCACTTACTTCATTACAATACAATGAATTACACATTGTTGTTACTATGAGACCAATCAATCAGTTATTTCAAATTCGTGATGTATTTGATTCTGTTTACAATTACCCATACATAGCACCTAACTTTAATTCTTGGTATATGCAGTTATATCGCTTCTTACAACCTCCTCCTGACATAGAAATTGGAATTTCATCTTATACAGATACTAGAACATTATGGAATGCCGATGTTCATTTAAATTGTACATATTGTTTCTTGTCGAATGAAGAGGAGCGATTATTTGCTTTAGAAGAGCAGAAATATCTTATTAAACAAGTTCATGAACAGCAATTCTTTAATGTAACTGGAGCAAATAAAATTGCTCTGGATTCACTAGGTATGGTCTCCAATTGGATGTTTTATTTCCAAAGAAGTGATATTAATTTAAGAAATGAATGGTCTAATTATACAAATTGGCCGTATAATTATATGCCTCTAGATGTAGTTCAAGCCTCATCCAGTGGAGATTATCTTATTTATAGAACAGATTCAACAGGAGCGCAAATTCCAGTTTATATTGGTCCCGGTGTTAACCCAAATGGTAACCTTACTGGATTGCTGATTACATCAAATTATTCTCCAGAAAATGACAAAATGATATTAGTACAAATGGGAATTCTACTTGATGGGTCTTATAGAGAAAATACACAACCTGCTGGTGTTTATAACTATATTGAAAAATATACACGAACAAGTGGTAATGCGCCTCCTGGAATATATTGCTACAATTTTGGAATCCAATCAAATAATTCAGATTTACAACCATCAGGAGCAATAAATATGAATCGATTTAGTCAAATTGAATTGGAATTTAATACAATTATTCCACCATTAGACCCTTTGGCTCAAAGTTTAACTATTTGCGACCCTCAAACTGGGCTAGTTATTGGTGTAAATAAGCCAACATGGCGAATCTATGACTACAATTTTAATTTGACGTTGTTTGAAGAGCGCATCAATATTGTTAATTTTGTTGGTGGAAATGTGGGCCTAATGTATGCGACTTAAATCCACCTTTTCACGCAGTTATGAAAGGTAGGAATTTGCAGCAGTTGGACCTATATCATAGAATAATCCAGTAGCAGTTAGTGTTGTAGGATATACAGGCGTTGACCTATATTGCTCTGGTTCAGCGGCATATTCGTAAGCCAATGCGTCGTCAATTAGTTGCGCTTTTGCGTTATATGCTGGTTGCCATATTTTGACACCATCATATGGTCTAGGCACTTTGGCGTCCTTATTAATTATCGATGCTTTTGTACCAATATCATACGTCAACGCAGAATGTTGGGGATTCTGGTTATAAATTAGACGACCTGTTTGTTCTTCACCTATAGGAATATAATTTTGTGGGTCTTTTGGAGCCATTTCATCATTTACTAGTTTATCATGAACCTTTTGTAACAAAGTTTTACATCCATCTTCATAACAATCTACATCAGTAGAACATTGTTTACCAGTTTTAGAACATTTGGCATTATAACAAGCATTTTGACAACTTTGGTCATCTGTCAATGGTAAATTAACAGAATGACTATATTTATTTACTAGGGTTTCATAATTTTCATTATTTGAAACATATGTATTTGGTGAAAATCCTTCTTTACACGAACAATTACTATCATCGCTATAATTATTGTGATATACAAAGCTGAAAAATAGTCCAATAAAAAATAATACTACTATTATTGTCAAAATAATATACTTGTATTTATTTGTAATATTTATATCTATCGTTTTACTTATATCTATCATTTTACGTATATCTATCATTTTATATAAATATATAAAATATATTTTCATTTTAGTATTTTAGAGATTAGTAAATTATCTACAAAATTTAATATATATTTATTATAAATAAATGTCAAATACAGATACAATTAAAGATACTATAGAAAGTAAAAAAAAGAATACGTCTAGGAATGACCCTGATATTGGTGGATTTATTAAAAACTATGGTATTGGTATTTTGGGAATTATTCTATTTGTAATATTTGGCACAATGGGTCTATATATGACTAAAGTAGCCAAATCTGGAATTTTACCTACTAATCCTGATTTTAAACCATATACTTGTGATGATAATAAAACAAACAATGATAATGTTACTATGAATATAATCCGCGAATTAGGTTTTAAAGGACTTGCATTTTGGCAACTATGGGGAGACACAACCAGAAGCTGGAATCAAACTGCAAAATTTAGCAAGGAAGAATTTGAAAATTCCTTTAAAAATACGTGGGTAAACAGCTTATTTGTAGCAGCAAATATAAAAGGAACTGATGGGGCTTCTGAAGTAACAAAATATTGCTCGGCTGTAATGAATAGCGCAGCCGCATACAGTTTTTCAACAATTCAAAACATATTTGGTGCGTTTGAGAATATAAATGAAACATTGTTTTTATTCATATTTGGGTTATTTGGTTTAATTTTATTGCCATTTTTTTTCTTGTATAATATGTTCAATTCTTTAATACAGCATATTAAAAGTATGTTTAAGTATAATTTTTTTAGCGACTGGTTTAAATATGAAACATATGAAGATAAATATGGTAATGATTGGAGAGTAAAAGGCAAACCATTTCATTTTCAAGATAAAGATAGTGTGCCACTAGCAGACAAAGTATGGAAATGGTCTAGTTTTATTTTATTAATATTGCCAGTTTCAATTGCTGTCATGGTTTTATCCATATTTATATTTTCCCCTTTATATTTGACATTTATGCCCATTTTTAGAACATTAATGGCAAAATACAATTTAAAAGAGAATGACCCACTTAATCCTGATAATTTTCAGAAAGATAAACCAAAAAACACATTACTCACATTTATTAAAGATACCTTTACATATAAAAGAACGTTTTTATTGTTATTGTCAATATTGAATTTATTTACTTGTGCGAATACATGGTTAGGGGAGAAGTACTTTGGTGCTATTATTATTGCTGTTATATTAGCTACTGTATTTTTTAATATTTTTACAATTACAGAACCAGATGATAATACAATGATTTTAATAAAATCTACTAAACCACAGTTAAAAGAAGTTAACTCGGAGGATGAGAATGAAGAAGAATGCGACCATCAAACAAAAATGGAAAATTTTGAAAAGGAATTAAATAAAAACATGGAAATTGTAAAAAGGTTAAAAGAATATTGCCAAAACCAAAATAATCCTCCAAGTTCCGGTGTAAAACAGGAAGATATTGACGAATTAAATACCATCATTGTCGATACTTTGGAACCTGAAGGGAAAAAATTAATGAAGGAATTTTCTAGAGTTGATAGGTTAAATAGTCCAAAAAAGAATATTGAATTTCAAGCTAAAATTAATGCTTATTCGAATTTTATTAAGACGGTAATAAATAAGAACGCATTAGAAGATTTGTTGAATACACCCGCTTTAGCGAATGATTCTGTATCAAGTGTTACACTTACACAAGGATTAGGTAGTGGTTTGGATTTAGGCAATGGTTTGGATTTAGGCAATAATAATAACAATAATAACAATAATAACAATAATAATAGCAATAATAACAATAATAACAATAATAACAATAATAACAATAATAACAATAATAACAATAATAATAGCAATACTGATTCTGATTCTGATAAAGAATTTGAATTAGGATTCAATGGTATTTTATTAAGATTACAAGAGTTTGGTAATACAAATACATTAGGAACTGAATATTTTGATAATTTAAATAATTTACAAAATAGATATGATGAAATAATTAAAAATAAATCGGATACAGATTTTGACCAGAAATTTAATGAAATTAGAGAAGAAATTATAAATTTTATATATAGTTTAAAAAATAGTTTAAACCTTTCCGAAAATACAACATTATGGTTACTTGAGGGCAAACAAATAAGAAACAATCCATCAGTAAAGGGAATAAACAAACGGGATTCAAGTAATAATAATGGTACGGGGGGAAGTGATGTTTTATCAGGAGTAGTTAATGCTGCTGGAGGGTTAGCAAGTATATTTGCCGGTGGCAACAGTTCAGAAAAAAAAACTTCAAATAAAAAACGTTTTAATATTAGATTAGTATAAAAATAAAATTATAATAAAACAAGACTAGTATAAAAACAATTTAAATAATAATTTCGTATATAAATTATTATATAAAAAATGCCAAAAAATAGTAAAAACATTAAAAATAATAAAAATAGTAAAAAAAAGAATAAAAGTAAAAATAAACTACCAGGAAAAAATGATAACAATTTAACGGATGATTTAGAAATAGAAACAGATAATTTAGATGTTCCATTTGTAAGCATTTGTACACCTACGTTTAATCGCAGGCCATTTATACCATTTATTAAAAAATGTATTGAAAATCAAGAATATCCAAAATCTAGAATCGAATGGATTATTATAGATGACGGAACAGACCCTATTGGTGACCTTGTAGAAGACATTGAATACGTTAAATACTTTTATTATTCAGATAAAATGCTACTAGGTAAAAAGCGTAATTTAATGCACAGTAAATGTTCAGGTGATATTATTATTTATATGGATGATGACGACTATTATCCCAAAGACCGTGTTTCACACTCAGTTAAAACTTTATTAGAAAACCCAGACTATCTGATTGCTGGAAGCAGTGAGATGCATATTTACTTTGATTCTAGAAACGCAGTATATCAATGCGGTCCTTATAAAGATTATCACGCAACAGCAGCAACATTTGCTTTTAAAAAAGAATTATTATTACAAACTAGTTATAATGAGGAAAATGCTTTAGCCGAAGAGCGACATTTTCTAAAAAACTATACAATTCCTTTAAAACAATTAGATACACAAAAGTCTATAATGGTATTTTCTCATAAGCACAATTCATTAAATAAGGAAAAGTTGCTGGATAATATGGAGGCAACTAAAACCAAGTTATCGCGCTTTAATGTTGACGATTTTATTGAAGACACAGATTTAAAGCAATTTTATATGGTAGATATGAATAATTTATTAACAAATTATGAACCAGGTAAACCGGAAAATAAACCTAAGTTGATGGAACAAATGAAACATATGGAAGAAGAACGTAACCGGCGATTAGATGACCATAATAAAATGTTAGAAGCGCAAAAACGTATTTTAATGATTAAAAAACTGAACTCTGAAGAATCAAGTCATGAGAAGCAAATAGCTAATTTTGAGAAGCAAATAGAGGATAAAGTGTGTTTAATTAATGAACTTTTAAAAAAGATAAAGGACTTAACAAATGAACTTAATGAATATAAAACAAAGGCAATTAATAATATATAAAATAATTTAAAGATATACTTGTATATAAGTATATACTAGAATAAAAATGCCTCAGGTCGATTATTTTACCAACGCCAACGATACTGCTGATAACAAGGATACAAATAAATTGTCTATACCTTTAGACAAGAATTATCATAAGGTTATCAGAAGCGCGGTTGATGAGAAAGCAACACTTAAAAATGGTTATACTACTTATAAAAAAGTGCCAGTTGGTATTTATGGTAGCGGGCCTGTTGGTACACGCATTCGAAATGCGGTGACAGGAATTAGATATGATTATAAGGTTGGTTCTGTAGACCAGGATTTGTTATATTCTGTTGCGTTGTGTACTGGTGAGAATGGATTGAAGGAGTCTGTATCAATGTTTTATGATAGTCCGGAGCAATATGAGAAGCATATGTTTACAGAAATTGATTCTTATAGAAAGGCACACTGGCATATGGAGCGAAACTAAATATTTTTTGGGTTCCAAATATAAGTAGAAAATGAAAAGAAGAAAAAATTAATTATTTATTTTTTATAATATTTTTTATTATAAAAAACTTATTTTACACAATTATAAATCATCAGCTTCAATATCAGATAAAACAATATCTTCGGTGTCTTCGGCATCTTCCTTTGTGTATTTTTCTAGATACCTATAAATGCGATTAATATCTAGCTTAGATATTTCATAATTTTCAAATAATTGGGACAATTCAGTATCTCCAACTGGATATTTATTTTTAATATCTAAAAAGAATGCGAACATGTCTTTCTTATCCATTCCTAATTGTTGGCACAAATTTTGAATAAATATAGAATTATTGTATTCTGTGGAATATTTTGTTAGTACCTTTGTAAATCGAACCTCTGCTGGATTGAATTTTTGTTTTTTGGAAGTTGATGTTTTATTATTTATATCAGGTTTACTATCATTTAAAAAAGACTCATGATACAGCCGATTATTATTAAATGTTTTTATTAGAGAACTCATTTCATTAAATTGCCAAATCTGCTTCTGAAACGTGATGCGGTCAATATAATCGGCAAAACACATATTATCTAAAATTTTTAAATAAAAAGGGATAGATTCGTCTTTTGCCTGTTTGCCAATAACATCTATAATATTCTCGTGATATAATAGACCAACAATAGTCCTGTCAGTTTCATTCATAATGGTTAAATGGTCTTCTAACAAATAATTATTATTAATTAGTTTTTTTGTAATTTGTCTAGTGTCGTCATTATACGACTTCATTAAGAATATATTTTGAATAATATTATTATTTAATATGTCCTGTTTATTTTTATATAGCTCGTAAATTGTTGTTAGTTTTCTTAAATCGCCTTGAATAAAATTAATTATATTAGGTTTTATTGTTTCGTCAATCGATGGGATTATCTGGTTTATAATATTATTCATTTGTACTCTTGTGGGTGATTTCAATTCAATAACGTGACATACCTTCATTAATTCCTTGATTTTTTTGTCAATATGGTAATTCCCTATACAAATAATTGGATTTAATGTAATATCTTCTAGACGCTGTTTTTTTGTTTTTTTTGGTCTAATAATTTTTATTAAAGAGTTTATTCCTCCTTTATCACCATTATTCATTCCATCAATCTCGTCCATTATAATGGCTATTCGTTTTACTTTCTTATGAAACATGCTCATAATATTTTTATCAGACATATTATGCTTCGTAATTGTGTCAATAATTGATTTATTGCGAATATCACCGGCATCATATTTAATAATATCATAGTCTAACTCTTTCAAAATATTTGTGACAAATGTTGTTTTGCCTGAACCCGGGTCACCATAAATATAAATGCCTTTTTTGGTTGTTAGATTATGTTTAGTTTGTTCAAAATTTGTTAGTATATCTTTGATTTTATTAGTTTCTTCTTCTCTTTCTAATAAGATATTTATATTATTCATGTCCATTTAATATATTTGATTAGGTTCTTTTTATGTTGATTTTTACTAAATCCAAGTTTTTTCAAAGTTTCTTGTATTAAAGCTTTGCATTTTTGAGAATCATTATCAATACAATAACTATTTAAGAATACCAAATAATTCATATAAATACAATGTCTGTATAAATAATTCTTTAAATTTAACCATCTATCAAGATTATCAACTAACAAACGACTAAATACAAAATCATGGTCTTTTCGAATAATACTTCGAATATATTCTTCAATATTTTTATTACAAATAAAAAGATATTGTTGTAGTAATTTGTGGTTTATTTCATATAGCACTTTGCTCCAAAATATTTTTACTATTGGAGGTACATAGGATTCAATAAGTGACACTATTTCATTGGGTAATTTGTTTATATTATTTAGTAATTGTTTTGGGTTTTTAAAAAACATTTTATCTATAGCAACTTGTCTTAAATTATATTATAAATAAATTTTTATAATATAATTTGTTGTATTAATCTATTTACAAAGTATTTTACAATGGTTAAGAGCTGGAACTAGGAGGCGGTGTATTACAGGGATTGTCAACACCATATGTAATTCCATCCCATGTTACACCACAACGGCTTGCCCATGTATATTTAGAACAAGTACCATTTTCAGCATTGAACGGTGATACATTAAAATTCATCGTGTTTCTATTACCCGTTCTAGGTAAATTACATTTGCCTAAACTTTTGGAATTATAACATGCCTCCCCATCACCTTTTAAATCTAGCCAATAATCTGGACATGAACCTACAATAGGAGGCCAAACCATTTTAGAACTGGATTTAGATAATGAAATGCCAATAATAACTAACAAAATTATTAGACATATTATAGCAAAAATTAATATTATTTTTTGAAAAGATAGTTCCATTATATAAAATAAATATATAAAATAAATATATAATTTTTATATACAATAATATTATATATTATGAATAATCAAATGACAAATACAAATAGTGGCAAAACAAATGGCAGAGTTGATATATTAAATCCACCAGATATTGCCCAATTATTTCAAATGTATGACAAAATTCCAGCAAATCAATGTACAACATTTAGGAACGCAACTATAGGTCAATGGGATGAAACCGCACTGTCAACTGCTTATTTTTCTAAAGAAAATATTCAAATTTTACAAAATGGAATAAGAGCTGGTGTTTATAAAATATCAAATGGTCAATACACAATTGGCCCTCAAGATTGTGACAGTTTGAAGATTATAATGCGTGCTATTTTTCTACAATATTCCGCAAATTTGTCTCAAAATATTTCCGGACAAATTCAAAAACTTAACCAAATGGTATTGGATTATGCTGTTCCAAAGGTGTATAGTGAAGCACAAGGATATATCAAATATTTACATGATGCTAGCACATTAGTTGTACCTTTAGCTGCGCCTGTTTGTGATACACAATTTGATAAACGCAATTATAAGATGCCTAAGTGGTTTTAAAGCATTACAAAGTAATGCGACTGTTTTTTTAATTATTATTTGTTATTATTATTATATAATGTCCAACAAACCAATTTGTGCTATTGCGGTTTTTAATGATACCATTAAAGGAACTGTACAATTTACTGAAGATTTTGATAAAAAACAAATCAGAATAGACCTTAATATTAAAGGACTAATTCCAAATTCATTACATGGATTTCACGTTCACGAAGCCGGAGATTTAACTGATAAATGTACAAGTATGTGCTCTCATTTTAACCCTTACGGAAATACTCATGGATGTCCTGGTATGAAAGAAAGACATGTAGGGGATTTAGGTAATATTGCTACCAATAATAAAGGTGAATCAAAATATACTTTTTATGATAATATTATTAAACTTAGAGGTTCTAAAGCCAATATAATTGGAAGAGGTTTAATTATTCACGAAGATGAAGATGATTGTGGAAAAGGTGAAAATGCCGAAAGTTTAAAGACAGGTAATGCTGGCAAAAGGATTGCGTGTGCGGTTATTGGATATTCAAAAGAAAATTTTAAATAATAGCAAAAACAAAAAATAATTATTTTAAATTAATTAGTATTTAAACCCAATCTATTTTATAATAATATTATTAAAATGTTGACTAGGTCTAGATTGTTAACAAATTCTATTATAAAACGACCCTATTGGACTCCTAATAGTAATACTAATACAAATATGGTTCAAGGATTTATAGATTACGAAAAATATATCCAAGATATCAATGCTAAAGACAAACAAATTAACGACATTCATATGTATTTTAAGCATTTGAATAATGTTAACGCAGAGCAATCAAGAGAGTCGAAAAAAATTCTATCTAATATATCAAGAATAAATGAAACAATCCCTGAACAGAATTATTGGATTTTACATAGCGTATTATTATCCTATGTTGGTCTATTCACATACATTTTCAAAATGTAAATAAAAAAATATAATAATAAACACCAATTATTATATTTTACAAACTAATAACTAATAACTAATAACTAAAATACAACTTAGCTATTTAAGCCTCCTCCAATTGGACTTTCTTACCTCCTATTTTCTTTACAATCTTGCCCTTAACTACTATTGATGACGATTTATTTGTTTTTAGACCATTAATCGCAATATCACGCTCTAATCTGTAATTGGTATATTCCTGCTCCAATACCGACAATTCTCTTAACCACATTTGTTGGCAACTCGTCGCAATAATTTCAGCTAATTCAGCTTGTTTTCTCTTATGCTCATTCATGAGTTTCTCAACATTTTCTTCAGACACTGAGTCCATTGGCATCCTAACCAAATATTTGTACTCTTCATCTATAGTTGATTCACTTGTTACAATCTTCTGATAACCCTTATTCTGTAATAATTTAATGATTTCATCCTTCTTCTTCTTACGCAAATCAACGCTACCACTTAGTACTTCTTGAATGTATCTGACTTTATTTGATAAGACAACTAACTCTTTTTCTAAGACATCAATTAGATATGCCTTTCTTTTACCATAGTATTCCAATCTTGTATCAAAGAAATCATCAATAATTTCACTTACAGCATTGTATTTAGTCAACTTGTCTTCAGAATTAAACAGATTCATATTTGTTGTACTGCTGGTATTATATAGCTTTAAAACCTTCTCTACTCCATTACAACCATAGTCACCCTTTGATTGTTCCAGTTCTTCTAATTTGCCTTTGTTAAACGTGATAATAAAATCTACATTCGTGTCCTTACTTTTATCATCATATTCCTTTACATAAGGTGTACTCTTTTTCTTTTCTTTATTACCCTTATTTTCTTTTTCTTTTTCTTCTTCCTCTAGTTCTTCTAAAAGCTCTTTGAAGTCCTCTGTCCAGAAACCAATTGGTAACTCAGTAACACGAATCTTATCTGGACCAAGTTTTTCATAAGTACCTTTGAATAAATATCTACTATCTCCGACCTTTGATATAGAGCCATTGAAGCCCTCGTAATAAGGCATGAATTCTTTTATAAGACTTGCTGAAGACAGTTTGTCCTTTAGATATTGAATAATGTCTTTCGGATTGTAGCACATGATTTCAGTACTAAAACCAGTACCAATTCCCTTTGAACCATTGACTAGAACCATTGGAATAATTGGCACATAGAATTGAGGCTCAACCGGTGTCCCATCATCTGACAAATATTTAAGGACATTATCATCTTGCTCAATAAATATACAACGTGTTATCTTCTCCAGACAAGTAAATATATATCTGGGAGATGATGCGTCTTTGCCACCCTTAATTCTCGACCCAAACTGTCCTGATGGAACAAGTAAATTCACATTATTGGAGCCAACAAAATTCTGTGCCATACCTACAATTGCCTGGTTAAGAGATTCCTCACCATGATGATAACAAGAATGCTCAGATACATAACCGGAAAATTGGGCTACCTTTATTTCTGAGGACAGTCGCTTTTTAAAAGCGGAATACAAAATTTTTCTCAATGATATTTTTTGACCGTCCATCAGATTTGGAATGCTACGGTCACAATCATATTTAGAGAAATGGATTAGCTCCTTATTAATAAACTCTTCATATGTAATCATTGGCTTACTTGTGTCTACATAACTCTCTCTGTCGTAAACATTTTCCAACCAATCTTTTCTATCATCTGCTCGCTTCTTATTGAATACCATATCAATCGCATCATCACTTGATTGTGTATGCTCAAAACCAACAAAACGCTTCTCCTCAAAATACTCAACAAACTCGTTTTTCGTAGATGTACCTAAACCCTTGTAATATTTGATATGCCATCCTTTTGTGTCTGTTGCCGCACTATTTTTCCAAGTATTGTATTCACCATCATTATAAAACTTGAGTTCTTGTTGGCCTTTTTTTGCCTTCAAAATAGGAGTATTCATAAATCCAATAAATCCAGGAATGTGTGCTAAAGACACCCATTCATTCTGAAACAAATTAATACACAAGCCTTTAATATGTGACCCATCCAAATCCTGGTCAGTCATAAATACTACTTTGCTGTAACGCAATGATTTATTTACGTCAGCAATTGATGTATATGTCTTGCCAGTTTCAAGACCTAATATCTTCTTGATTTCAGCAATTTCCTTGTTTTCAGACACCTTCTTCTGTAATTCGCCTCTTACATTCATCACCTTGCCTTTCAAAGGATACACGCCAAATACGTTTCTATCTTCAGATGACAGTCCAGAAATGACTCCAGTTTTGGCTGAATCTCCCTCACAAAAGATTAAAACGCAGCTAGATGATTTATCAGTGCCAGCCCAATTCGCATCAGTCAGCTTCGGAATGCCTCGAATTGACTTAGATTTAGTACCATCAGTTTTCTTTGCCGCCTTGTTTTCCTTAACTTCTGTGATTTGAAGCGCCGCATCCATGACACCCATTTTGGCGACCTTTTCAATGAATTTATCACTGACTTCACACTTGGAACCAAATTTCGATGACGGAGTATTCATAAAATCTTTGGTCTGACTATCAAATGCCGGGTTTTCAATGTCGCATCTTATAAACAGAATGAGTTGCTCTTTTATGCTGTTTGGATTTACCTTGACCTTCTTCTTCTTCTCAATAAAGTCGCATAACTTTCGTGTGATTTGTCCTAGAAT